GATGGCAGGCCGAGGCATGAGGGTGAAGTCGCACACCGATCATTGCCTGGTGCTGGACTTCGCAGGGGTGGTGGCCACGCACGGGCCGATCACGGCAGTGCAGCCGCCAAAGAAGGCAGGCGATGGCAATGGCGAGGCACCAGTTAAGGTCTGCGACAACTGCGGTGAGCTGTGTGCCATCTCGGTGGCCGTCTGCCCTGCCTGCCTGCATCCATTCCCTGAGCCTGAGCGCAAGAAGCTGGAGCTGCGCAACGACGACATCATGGGCTTGGAAGGCAAAGACCTTGAGGTGACGAGCTGGAACTGGCGCAGGCACATCAGCAAGGCCAGCGGCAAAGAGATGCTGTCCTGCACCTACTATGGCAGCCTGTCGGACAAGCCCATCACCGAGTACCTGCCGGTGCTGCACGATGGCTATGCTGGAGAGCGTGCGATGCAGCAGCTCTTCAAGATGGCCAACTCGTCAGGTGCACATCTGTCCGAGGCCGAGCGCATGGGCGATAGCGAAGGGCTGGAATACCTAGCAGTGCAGATGAGCAATAGCCAGCCGCCAAAGGCCATCGAGTACAAAATGGACGGGAAGTTTCACCGTGTTTTGAAGAGGAGTTGGACATGAAATACGCGATCAGCACAAGCTATGGCAACGACAGCGTTGCAATGATTCAATGGGCGCATGAACAAGCACTGCAGGATGTGACTGTGGTGTTTGTTGATACCGGATGGTCAGCACCTGGCTGGCTTGACCGCGTGAATCGCCTAGAGGGCTGGGTGCAGTCGCTTGGATTCACCGTGGTACATCTCAAAGCTATGGTCACATTTGAGGAATTGATGCTCAAGAAAAAGGGATTTCCGAGCCAGCGTTATCAGTGGTGCAGCGCCATGCTTAAGGGGTTGCCGTTTCTCAATTGGATTGATGAGGCCGATCCGCAGTGCGCCGCCACCGTAATGATCGGCAAGCGCCGAGAGGAAAGCCAAGAGCGTGCCGATACGCCCGAGTTCATTGATGTTAGCGAGTACCACGGAAATCGCAAGGTGTGGCATCCGTTGTACCTACACACCGATGCCATGCGCGACGAGTTGTTAGACCGCGCCGGAATTCCTGTTCTTACTCATCGCAGCAAAGAATGCGCTCCGTGCATCAACGCAAACCGCGACGATTTGCGCCAACTATCAGAGGCTGACATCTCCCGCGTCGAAGCACTGGAAGCCAAAGTTGGTAAAACCATGTTCAGGCCAAAGCGGCACGGCGGTGCGAAAGGTATTCGGCGAGTAATTGCTTGGGCATATGCAGAGAGAGGCAAATACGATGACCGGCAAGAATCTATATTCAACCACTGCAGCAGTGGTTACTGCGGATTTTGAGGAGACGATATGACCACCAGACCACCAGAACCACAATTCCTGCTTGATTACCGCCAGTGGCTGCAATCTGGGCCGCCGAAGTGCTGCCATACCTGCGAACATTTCAACCAAGAAGGCAACTGCTCGGTCTTTGACATGAGGCCGCCAGGCGAGTTTGCTGACGAGGTGAATGCCTGCGAGAAGTGGGAGTTTGCATGTCCGTTTTAATCCCCACCGAACACGAGGAGCAGCGCGAGCTGGTGCGCTGGTTTCGGCAAACCTGGCCAGACGTGCGCATCTTTGCCATCCCCAATGGCGGTGCCAGGAGTAAGGCCACCGCTGGCCGCCTGAAGGCAGAAGGCGTAGCCTCTGGCGTGCCCGATCTGTTTGTGCCTGCCTGGAGCCTGTGGGTCGAGATGAAACGCAGCAAAGGCGGCAGCCTCAGCGCCGAGCAAAAAGATTGGATCGCATATCTCGAAAGTGTTGGATTCTGTTGTATAGTGGGAAAAGGTGCTGGTCATGCAAAAGAGCAGATCAGCGCTTTTTTTACCAATCACATAGGAAACACATGACTACGCGCATTTATGTCGTCACCGACACCGAGACCAACAAGCACCGCCTGATTCGTGCAGCCAACCAGGCCCAGGCGATCAAGTACGCAGCCCAGACCCGATTCGACATCGAGGTGGCTGGCCAGGACGATCTGGTGAGCCTGCTCACGCACGGCATCCCTGTCGAGCTGGCCACCGGCCAGGCCACCTCAGACATGTTTGAGGATGTGGTCACAAATGCTGGGGGAACAGACTGATGGCCGCCGCAGACGCCAAGACCAAGGATCGCTACATGACGATCCGCATTCCGGCAGATGTCGAGCTGGCGCTGCGCCGCCAGGCTGAAAACGACACCCGCACGCTTGCCGCCCAGGTGCTGCACTACATCAAGCAGGGGCTGGCAGATGAGGGCAAGAAGGTGGCCTCATGAAGTGCCCAGTGTGTGGCACCTGGACGCTGGTGAAGGAGACTCGCCAGCGTGCAGACAATGCCAAGTACAGGCGCTACGAATGCGCCAACATGCACCGCTTCACAACGCTTGAGAAGGTGGCCAAGGTGATTGCTGCAAAAACTCCTAAAGACTAGGGTTTGTCCCTAGTTGATTAGATTGTGGGGAATCGTGGTATACTGGAGGCCTACCAACCCACAACCAGCAAGGAGCTGAACGTGAGCAGACTGATCGAAATCTACCGCAAGTGCCCATCGCCAAGCAACAGGGCCAAGCTGCAGGCCTACCTGCAAAAGCACATGATGGCCGTGTGCATGGCCACAGAACAAGAGATTGCCTTCCTGAAGGCCCATGAGTTCAAAATCTAAGGAGACTACCATGCAAGCCCCACAACCACAGCAACCCTCTTGGCTGGCCATCAGGCCCAGCCTGCTCAACCCTAACTGGCGCTATGTGCCAGCAGCGTACACCAACATCATGGATCGCTTTCGCGCAATGGGCTGGGTGCCACCTTCGGAGGCCAAGAAATGAAATGGCTGCTTCATGCTGCGCTGGCCTTGGCCATTGGGGTGGCTGTCGCCGTCCTGCTGGCCGAGTGGATGGTCGGCTGCGGAGAGACCTACATCGACTCTAAAGGTGTGAGCCACAAGCACGCTTGTCTGTTCTTGGGCCTGGACAAATGAACTGCTGTGACTACGACTGCGTGCAGGGCCGCGAGTGCCCTGCCCGTGTGGCCAAGTGCAAGCCAGTCATGCTGGCCGCTGATCCACTGCCTGCCAGCCCTGTGGCTGGATACCTGAAAAGGATGGCCAGTGCCATGCTCGTGGTGATGGCCGTGATGCTGGTGACCTGCATGTGGATGGTGCTGATCGCAGCATCTGCAATAGTCGCACCTGAAAGACGGGTGATCGACTGCAGCATGGCATCGTTTCACCCTGACTTTACCCCAGCGATGCGTGAGGCCTGCCGCAATCGCAAGGCCACGCAGTAAGTCTCAGGCAATCATTCCGATTGCCTTGGCCTGCACATCAGCAACGCGCCTGCCCCAGCCCTTGCCAAAGTCTGTCCAGGTCGGCAAGTTAACAAGAAAAGCAAGCCTGCGCTTGGAATAGTCCTCGACGAGCTGCTGCGCATCAAAGGCCGACACGGCCGCCAAAGTCTTTGGGCCTATGCCACCATCCTGCTCGACTCCAACGCACGCCTGGAGCCACTTTGCAGCCCTTCCTGGGCCGCTGTTGATGGCGGCATCGAACACAGCGTAATCGACGCCAGACGGCAGCTCGTCGCCGCGCACTTTGTCCCAGTACTTTGTCTTGTACAGAGGAGCCACATCGGCAGGCGTGAGCGCACGCATGGTCTTCTCGTCAACCTCGTGGCCACAGTGTTCCTCCCAAACCTTCTTGGTGCAGCCGAGGTTCGTCATGCCACCTGGGTCTTTGGGGTGGTTCACAAAGCCACCCTCATGATGTAGGACGGCAGCCAGTGCAGCTTCAAAATTCTGTTTCATGGTGTCCTCACTTGCTGGCTTTGGAGAGCAGATCGGTCTTGGCCTGGGAGCCAGCAGACGATCCAAAATAATAGGCAATGATGCCTGTCCAGGCGGTTCCTAGACTGCCCAGCATCATCAAGATGGCAGGATTGTTGCTGTCGATCTGGTTGAAGAACATCATCACCATGATGCCGAAGAAACCCAAGGTCACAGCGCCAGCCAAAATGGGAGGCATCATCGAGCGAGTGGTGGCCTGCATCTCCCTGGCAGACTTGCGGTCTTCTACGGCCAGCTTCTCGAAGTTCAGGCCCAGCTCCTGCGCCTGCTTCTGCAGCTCGATCTCGGCCAGCTTGACCTGCGCGATCTGGTCGGCAGTCAGTTTGTTGGAGGCGATCAGATCGCCAACCTTTGCCTCGTCCACGCCGATGGCCTTGGAGACCGCCGAGACGGCCATGCCTGCCAGTGGGCCACCCAAAGCGGTGGCAATCGTCGGGGCGATCTGCTTGAGCCAGTCCATGTTCACTCCTTTTTCGCAGTTACAACATCGTCACCCTTGCGCACTGTTACTTTGTCGCCTTCAACGTCAACGCGCATCGGCTGCTC